AAAACTTACTTTTAAACTTCATTTTCCTTTGTTGTTTTTCTATTTTGTCATGTTCTTCTTTTTCGTTCTCAAGGCGGAGGCTCATACTTTCATACATAAACCTTTTAGCACCCAAAGGAGCGTTATATACTTCGTGGGGCATACGTCCTGTCCTTTGAAAAATTTCGTGAATTAAAAAGGCTTCCCCGCCTTGCTTAATTAGTTTTTTACTTTACCTTCTTCTTCGTCTTCAGCGTCAAAACCGCTAAGTTCAAGTATTTCGTCACCAAGTTTAACTATTTCACCAGCTAATAGCCTCTTTCGTATAACTTCAGCAGGGTCAGAAACCTTGTATTTTTCAAGTAGTTTTTTATTGCTCCAATCGGGGTTTACGCAAGCTTCTTTAATTAAGAGTGCGGAAAACTTTTCTTCGTCAAGTATCTTTTCTTTCTTTCTACCTTTACCCTGGTAATGAGTGCAACGTTCTTGTATTTTTGAAATAGTATCGCCGTCTATAGCTCTTAACTTAAAGTAAACGCCAAACCTGGACATATAAACGTCCTTTTCTGGTTTGTCTTCAGCAGAAAGTAAAGCTTTTAATACCTCGTCTTGTTTTTCTAATTGTTCTTCCTGTTCTTCTGTAATTTCTTCTTTTTTATTAGTCATAGTTTAATAACCTCCTTTAAAATTTAGAAAATTAAAAAGCGGGGAAGTTATCCCCGCCGTTTAAATTTTAATCAGCTTCAATTTTATCTAAAAACTCAAAATCGCTAAAAGTAAACGGAAGTTCTTCTTCTACAAGAGAATTAACTTCGTAGTTAATTAAGTCTATCTCGTCAAATTGAACGTTCTTAAGTCTCACGCGGTAAGCTCCGTATGATTCAGGGTCATTAACTTTACCAATTAGCTCCGTTACAAAAGTTCCGTTCCTATCATCTTTAATTTGAGATATTTTTTCTATAAGTTTAGTAGTAACTTTAAATCCCGTCATAGAACCAGTTCCTGTAAGACTTGTAACTTTATGTCCAGTCCAACGAGTTCCTGACCTATGAACCTCTTCTTTGTTTATGTCTACAGTAGCTTCAAAACTCGTTACATTCGTAAGCCATTCGCCGTCTTCGAGGACTTCGCCGAATGAACCGTTAATAGTACGAGTAGCGTCTAAAACCAATTATTTTTACCTCCTTATACTTCTATAGTCAAGAATATACGTTCCATACTATCAATTTCAGTGTAGCTAATTAGTAAAAATACCTTGTCACCTTCAGGCGGATTGTCGGGGTCTACTTGTACTTCAGGGTCAGCTAATACGTTATTATTTTCAAGAGTTTCGAGGTAAGCCATGATAGCGGATATTAACGATGCTCTACCGTCTTCATTGTTGTCAAGTTTCCCGATATAGTTTTCAGAAGCAGTTCGTTGTATATCAGTAGCAACCGCCTGACGTGCTGACATAGCACGTATTTTATCGCCTGTAGTAGTTAAGCCTTGCTCAACTTTTACACGGTCGCCATCGTGAACAAGAACTAAACTACCAGCTTGTAAAGCGTCTTTAATTTCGGCAGGACGTAAACGGTTATTTACGTCAACAAGGTTAACTTGTCGGTAAGTTATGCTTTCGTTAATCCTTGTCCCTGCAATTAAACCAGCTATATAAGAAGCATACTCTGAAGATGAAAGTTCTTGTTCGTCTATTAATTCACCGCCTACAATAAGGTTAACTACGTATTTATCTTCTAAGTTATTTGAACGTGTATTACCTGCGGACGGGTCTTCATCGTCAGTATCGCTACCACCGAATACAGCGAAAAAGTGTTTTCCATAGTCTTCTCTATTGTCTTTAACCCAGTCCTTAGTTGATTCTTTGTCTGCGCTGTCTTCTAAACCAGGGTAAACAAAGACGTTAAAATTACGCGTTTCAAAGTCTTCAAGTGTTTTTGATAAACTTTGTGTTTCTTCCCCATCATCTGGTACAATGTAAACTAAAACTTCTTTTGCTCCGCCTTGTAATGCTAACTTAACGTCTTCAATGTAATCTTCGCCTAAAAGGTCTTTCGCTTCTGATTCCCGTTCAATCGTATAAAACTTACCTTTTTCAGCTTCAGCGTCACCATCAAAGTCAAATATAGGCATAGCAACTACACCACGCGCCCCGCCTGTTATAGCTGCTATAGCTGCTTCTTTAAAGTTTATATATAAACCTGGACGTATAGGTAAGTTTGTAGCGTCCCAAGTTGCAGCCATTAAAATTCCTCCTTTTTAATTGAAGCGTGAATACACTTCCATAATTTTCTCGTACTGCTTGTAGTCCCGTGCTTCACGTATTTCAGTAGTTAAAACACCTATACAAGCTTCAATATTTTCATCTTGTTCGGTCTTAAATGGCTCTCCAAACGAAAAAGTCGCTACACGAATGTAGCGAAGCGAATTTCTAATAGGAATTATTAGCCTTCCGTAAAGGAAAAGTCGGTTTAACTTGTCCATGCGTTCAAATACGTTTGGAGCTTGTTCGTCAAAGTAAATAACTCTAAATTCACGCTGCGTTCTTACGGTAAAACTGGTTTCACGTTCTGAAGCGTTATTTTGAAATTGTATAACGAATTGTTCTTTTTGAGGTAATTCAGGGACGTTTTGAAGTAAAACGCTTATACTTTTACCGCCTTCGAGGTAGGTTTTTTCCATAGAATTGACTACTTCGTTACCCTCGTTTTCACCTACGTATTCAACTTCTATTAATTCGTTAGCTTCTTCGTCTTCGTTAACAGCTTCTTTAACCTCGTTAGCAGTACTTATTATATTTTCGTTTTCGTCAGTAGCTAAGTTAATTATTATGGTTTTATCGTCTTCACCTTCTACAACGTCAACTGTTAAATCTGAATAAGCTTCGTCAGGGTCAGCTAAAGCAACGGCTAAATTATTACCTTCTTCACCTGCTTCTTTAGCTGTAAATTTAAGGTAGTCGGTTTTTAACGTAGCTTTTACGTTAAACCGTTCTTCTAAAAATTCCTTAATTGAATACATTTCTTCTATTATATCGGCTTTTTGGTCTTTAACTTCTCCTGTAACTGTCAGATTTTACCAACCTTCCTTTCTAAGTTCCCTACTAATCTCGTCCTCTAACATTCTGTACCATCTACTTTCATTATCCTGCATTGGTTTTTCTAAGAACTTAGCTTCAGTTCCAGGGGTAGTAGGAAACTTAATTTCTTCCTTTACTTCGTGAATATAATAAGCGTAATTAAAAGGCGCACCTTTCCAGGTTTCAGTTACGTTAGCCGTTATAACCCCTTCAAAGTCACCTTCCATTTTAGCCTCTATACCACGTCTAAGAGTTCCTTTGTCTAAAGGAGCTAAGTCGGTACTTTCCCTTTTCCAGTCGTCTAAAATATCCTGTAAAGCTCTTTTACTGCTACGTGCTATAGTATCTGTAGTAGCTCCTAATTTACGCGCAAGTCTTTCCGCGTCTACTTCAAACCTTACTCTTGTCATAAATAAACCACCGTTAAAATTGCTCTACCTACTATATCCCTTACAGGTTCGATTTTTTCAGGTTTACGTTTAGTAGTTCGGTCTAACTCGTCAGTAAATTCTATTTCGTCCTCGTATTCAACGTCAGCTAAACCGTCTAACATAATTTCCATGCCTGTAACCTTTTCTTCGCCAGCAGGGTTAGTTACGGTATTAGTTTTTTCGTCTACACGCGCGTCTTTTTCTATTGTTTCTCCTTCTATCGGGTAGCCCCACTCGTCTTCCCCGTCAGGCTTATGCACTTTAACTTTTTGACGTAGAGGTACTATAGCCAACTACATCACCGTCCACTTTAAGGACTTCTTAGGTAGTTCTAAAACGTCATAAACTTCTTCAGGTATAAAGTCGCTTAAATCTTGTGATTTAGCCCACTCTTTAAACGTGTAGTTAATTCCCCTAACGCTAAAAGAAGCTACCCCTCTTTGACTTTGTACCATAACTTCATTGTATATAGCTGCTAAGGTAGCAGCAAAGATATAGTAGGCTTTTTCAAATTTTTCTTCGTCTTCCTCTTCTCCGTTTCTTAAGCGTCTATCTATAGTCCGTTTAGCTACGTTCAAAAGTGCTTCTTTGCGGTCATCTTCCGCCTGAAACCAGTCTTCGTTATCTATTGTATTCTTTTTGATAAACTCGTCCGCTTCTTCTAAGTTCCAATCCACTTAAAACACCTCCGCTTTAAATTTATTTATTGTGCGGAGGTAGGCTGATTCGTACTTGTATTAATTTCCTCCGCTACTTCGGTTTTAGTTTCTTCTTTAGGTTGGTCTTCTTTGACTTCCTTTACGCTTGTTAATTTACGCAAGTGGGAAATTTCTCTTGTATTGTTTGTTCTATATTTACCATTCTTAAATTTCTTACGTTCACCGTTATAATAGAACCCAAAGTTATTATGTCTCGATTGAAATAAAGCCATTTATTTAATTCCTCCTTAAAAACTTTCTAATGATACACGCTTCCAATTAGCGTCATTAACCGTATTTTCTTCTACAGCTACGTAAATGTAGTCTTCATCAACGTATTGCTGCCACTTTTCGCCTTCTGTACCGTCTACACCGCCAGCTAAATTGTCTTCTTCGTAGTCTCCACTGTCGCTCCAATAAGCATTATCAGCGTCAACGTCTAAAACTACTTCGTTACCTTCTTCGCCTTTAACTTTAGCAGTTACCCTTACTTCATTGTCGTCATCATCGTCTTTTCCTGCTTCTGCGGTAACGTAAGGGTGTTCTTCCGTATTAGTTCCGTAGTCACTGCCTTCGCCGTCACCTTCCGTAATAGCTTTTACAAGGTTAGCTGCTGAAGCTTCGTTGTCATTTCCTACTTTAACTTCATAAGGTTCGTCTACTTCGTCTTTAAACGTATAAACAACGTCACCTATAGTAACAGTGTCGTCTTGTGAAACGTTGTCTCCTTCAATTACTAACTTACCTTCCGCAGCTTTTGCATTTTTTGGAGCTTCAGTAGTTTCGGGAATAGGAGACTTTTGAACGTTGTTTATAATATTTCCTAATTCAACGGCTTTAGCAGAAGAACACATGTTATTAAGGTCTTTTCGCTGTCTATCGGTCATAGCCAACAGTTACCACCGCCTTATATTAATAAGGGACGGGTATAAAACCCGCCCCATTTTAGTTGTTAAATTTTAAACTTAACCTAAGTTCTTTATCCTTGCATGTGCTTTTTCTTGCTCAAATTGGAGGGTATACTCTCCTACCAACATTCCTTCGAAATAATCTCCCTTTTTACCCATATACTCATGGAAGAACTCACGTTCGTTAAGCGGTCTTATAGCCATCCTGTTAGTATCGGCTATAATAGCTTCATCGGACTTAAGGTTGTTATTTAGTACAATTTCCGCTTGTCCAAAGTCACTAACGTACATATCTACGACTTGACCGCGTGTATTTTCAGTTCTTTCCAGCCTTATATCTGCTTTATCGAAACCAGAAATCTTACGCTTTTGCTTTGCAGGAACCATGATTACGTAGTTACCACCAGTAGCAAAACCGCCAGCTTCGTAGATATCCTGCATAGCGTCATTTAGTTTTTCGTCACTAATATCGCTACTTGATGCGTCATCTACGTTACTGTCAATGAATTCGCGAATACCCTTCATCATACGAACTTGATTAGATTCGTACTTAACACCATTAATTAACGCCTTCTCTAACTGCAACGCAAGCTCCAACTGCTTCTTCTGCTTTTCGTGTTCGTAGAGGTCTTCAATTCCGTACTGTCCTACTACGGCAGCAGTACCGGAAATTTTAATTGCTTCGTCAAAAATCTGCGTATAGTTACTTACTCTTTTACGTGCTTTATAACGAGCTTTCCTTACGTCAGAACCTTCTTCACCTTCTACGAACATAACTTCTATAGTATCTTCGTTACTATGACTTCCTTGCGAAGTACCTGCATATTCTCTTTCTACGTCAATTTGATTGTTTGTACTATCAACGTCAGTTACCTTCATAAGCTCTTCATTAATTTTAATTACTTGGTCTTTCCTAAATGGTTCAACGTCATCTACGTCAATATCTTCATTAGTACCATCGTCAGGTAAATTTTGTGCTAACTTCCCAACGTAAGGGAACATTTCGTCTTCATACCACTCAAATTCTACCTGTGTAACAGGGTTTCCAAAACCTAACAGGTTAATAAGTGGAGTTTGATGTGGATTAAGTAGTAGAAGCTCGTCTACTACACTTTCTCTTTTACCTACTAAATCAGCGTTAAATACTTGTGACATTATTTATCGTCCTCCTAAAAATTTAGTTTAGCCTAATAATTCACGCTTTAGTTTAGCGTAATTAGCTTTGTCTTCCGTGCGGTTGCTCTTACGAGCAGCTTCCGCAGCTTCTTCTAACATTTGTTCAGCCGTTTTTTCGCTTTTTTCGTTACCAGCGTTAGCTCCGCCTATAGTCTTAGGCTCTTTCTTATCTTGTTTAACAAGGAAAGGTTTTTCTTCAATTAAGTTTGTTATAACGTCTTCCACGCCTTCAATTTTACCATCTTTAGTAACTTTAACGCTACTAATATCGGCAAGTTTAAAAGCGTCATCTACGTATTCAATATTGTTTTGATTAGCAAGCTTAATAAATTGATTGTAGATTTTTTCCTGTTGGACGTTCGTTTGTAGTTCTTGTAATTGTTGTTCTAATTTTTCTCTTTTATCTTTTTCTTTTTCATAGTCGGTTTTAACACGGGTAACTTCGTCCATTTCTTCACGTTCTTTAGCTTCTTTTTCTTCTTTAAGCTGTTGGAATGTTTGATGGAACTCTTTTAAGTCTTCAGGTTTTTCTAAGCCTAACTCGGAAAATACTTCTTTGAACTGTTTTAAGCTGTCATTGACTTCTTTAAAGCGTTCATAAGGAATTTTATTTTCCTTTTCGGACTTAGAGTTTTCTTGTTTACTTTCTTTTTCTTCAGCGTTTCCAGTGTTTTTCGTCCCTGCGGACGGGTTATTTTCTTCCGTTTGGTTTTCTTTGTTTTCGTTATTTTCGTTACTTTCGTCAGTTTCCTTTTGACTACCACCTTCTTCCGCGAAAAGTTGTAAATCAAATTTTCTTTCAGTTTGCATAGTTAAGTTACCTCCTTCGCTTTTTACGTGTGCTACACGAATTAAAATATTAAAATTTCGCATGTTTTACGGCTAACAGTTTATAGACCTAAAGCCGATTGGTCTAAATAAAAACTACTCTTCTTCAATAAGATTTTTATACTCTAAAAATTCCATTTCGTAATTTAAAACTTTTGATATTTCTTCTTTGCTTGGAACAAATAAACTATCGTATTCTTGTGAATACCTTTTTTGTATATAATCAATAAGTTCTTCTTCGTCTATTTCAATCATTTAAACACTCCTATCTCTTAGCTTTAATACCGTCAACTTCAGGGTGTCGTTTACCCGTTCCTATGGCCTTACTACCTAACTCTTGTTGTCTTCTTGCTTTTTGTTTAACGTGTTCGGGTAGTAATTCAGGGTCACGTATAGGACTTACAGTATGACGGCAGTTAGGGTGGAAGATGTGTTGAGACGCTCTAAGCTCGTCATAGGTAGGATAATCGCCAGGAGCGTCCACAGTTAACTTTACAATACGTCCTTCATGGAAAATACACGGGTCTTCCGCACCATGACTACTAATAACTCCATAATAAGCTTCCCTGCTTATAGCTTCGTTCATGGTAGCTTCTACGTCAGTTTCCATAGCCTTAGTTCGTGTAACCATGTCAGCGTAAACTTCAGGTTTCCATTTCCTACCTGCGTTATCTACAATACCTCTACGTGTAGACTTTTGTAGCTCCTTGCGTATTTCTTTAGCAGTATCAGCACTTATAGCCCTACGTCCAGTAATACCTTTTTCCATGTTATCCCTGGCAGCTTTAGAAGCTGCACGTCTAACCGCTTGTTTACTTCGTTTATCCATGTTTTGAGTTACTTCTAATAAGTCGTTATACAAGTCTTCAAATTCAGAAGCTATTAAGTTTTGGTTAACTCGGTTTATACTCATTTCACGGTAAGCCTGTTCAAAGTTACCCGCCTCACCTAAAGCAATAAGAGAAGCAGCTATACCTCTTTTAGCTGCTTTTTGTATTATCTCTTCGCCGTTCTTTTCAATTGTTTTTTCTAAACGTTTAATTTTAGTTCTTATCCTTTTTAGTTTAGGGTCAGTGTAACTTTTTTTATGGATTTCGCTAACGTCAATATTATCTAATTCCCTTTGTATTTCGTCTACTGTCTTTTCAAATTCCTTAGTTATTTTCCTTATTTCCTGCTCATGGTCGGGTGAACGCATTTCCCTGAATTGTTCAGTCATTAGCCTTCACCTTCTTCTTCGTCTTCTTCCCCTTCTTCGTCTAAAGGTTCGTTAAATACACTCCCGTCTACGAAGTCCTCCGCTTCTTCTCTTTCTCTATCTTCTTCTATACGCTTAATTATTTCCTGTGCTTGTTCGTCATTTACGTTATCTAAACGCTTAACCGCGCTATGAACGTCTAAGGTTTCTTTGTCTCCTGTTCTAATCGCCATAACTTCAGCTTCTTCTTTCGGGTCTTTAGGTAACGGGTCGTGCCAGTGGACTTTAGGACGTATAGGAGTATACGAAGTAAAGTCTTCTACTCCTTCGTAGGCGAAGTTTTCCAACTTCTGCGCCATGTATAAAACGTCTCTAACCGCTTCGTCAGCGTAAATTTTAATGCGGTTGACCTTACTTAGAATAGGCATTAACCGCATTTGTATAGCCCTTGCGTCAGTATGAGAAGTTCCCGTTCCTCCTGCGTCCTGCGTTATAGTAGTTCCAAAAAGCCATTGTGGAGTTTCGGACATTTGATAGACGATAGATAAGAGGTAGTCTAACTCTTTAAACGCCATGTCTAACCTACCGTCCCACGTCATATAACCAGGAGTAACATCTTCTTTGTCAACTGGAATGTATTTACCTCCCCAATTTAATTCTTTGTCTTTTTGGTCTATGTCAGGGCCATAAGCGGTAGGGTCAGCGTGTTTCCATAAAATGTAATCAATCTGAACTAACCTATCATTAATAGCAGCTAAAATACTATCTAACTTTTCAATGTTTCCTACGCCTTTCCAGTCATCGTCAACTGACTTATAAGGGACGTGTTTAACAAGTATGTCGGGAACACCTGTTTCTACTAAGTCTTCCTCCCAGTCAGTTTCTACCTGTTCATCTACGAAGAAAATAGGCACGGGCGCGCCGAATGTATTGTCTACCCCGCCTTCTACCATTTTGTATTTCTCGTATTTAATCCAGCCTGGAAAGTGGCGCTCTACGTTAAGAAAGGGAATTTCCTTAATATCTTCTTTAACCCAGTAAGTTTCCAGTTTAGACCTTTTTTCTTCCTTCCATTCGATAGAGCAGATGTTAACTGCCTTAAACTTTTTCCTGCTTGCTTTAGCAAGTTCGGGAAAAACCGTGTCAGCAGGTACACCTTCTATAATAGCTTCAGGTCTTTCAAGTTCTTCAGGAACTTCTAAGCCTTCTTCGCTTAAAGCGTCTAAATCGTAACGTGGAGCGTGGTAAGTCTTTAACCAAACGTCACCTTTTATTCCTGCTCCTATTAAAATCTCATGTATTGTTTTATCGAGGTTATTACGTTCTACAATACGGTTTAACGCTTGTTGTTCTACGCTTTTATCGTCCAAACCGCTTTCATAGTCTAAACCTTCGCCTACAAGCATGTCGGCAGGTTTAGTGGTTAAAGCGTCTATTATATTTACCGCCATGTATAGTTTTCTTAACTGCTCTTGAAAAGGACTGTCTCGAAGAATTTCAGAAGCCCTATCGTAAATCTTGTAAACTTCACCGTCAAAAATGTGTTTCATTCTACGGTATTTAGCTATACGTTTAATATCGTCACTTGAAGGGAATTGTTGACCTTGTTTAAGTAGTGGGATTTAACTTACCTCCTTTCCTATAACCAACCTGGTTTAGCCTTAAGTTCCTTAGCGGACATTTTAGCTGCTTTAGTAGCCATACTTAAAGCGTCAGGAAGGTCGTCATAATAGTTAGTTCCATAACGTTCTAACTGTTCAAGTAATAAAGAATGATTTTTAGAAAATATAATCTTACCGTTTTCAATGTCGGGCAGCATACTTTCTATACGTATTTCTTTACGTGTTCTTTGATAAACCTTAGTCACTCTATTGTAAGCGGGATAGCCCGTAACTTCTAATTGTTCTTTAAGTTTGTCTATAAAAAACTCTTGCGCTGCTTGTGCTTCTGCTGCTATTCTGTGAGGTTGGTAGTATTTAACTTTGTTTACTATAACCTTCATAAATTCGTCAGGGTGTATTCTATCGCCGTAAGCGTTAATGACGTAAACCTTACCTGTCTTCTTGTCTTTTGCTACTGTAACCAACGCGCTATAATCACCGCGTGTTTTTCCTAAAGCAAAGTCAACGCCCATAGCTACGAAGTAGCTGCTATTGAAAACGTTTATATCGTCATTGTGATAGTAAAACAAGTGAGGTTTAAACAGTTGGTTTTCTTCATCTATAGGATTGTTCATGTACTCTGTGTTAAAGGCTTTACTGCCTATGTTCATCTTCTCAAACACAAGTTCGTAATAAGGAAACCTTTCTTTCCATAGTACCTCTACGCCTTTATCCATTTCTGCTTTATTTTTACGGTAAAAATTCAAGGCTGCTTCTTCTTCAGGCGTTCTTTGTTCCTCCATAGAGTTTTCAAAACGCTCTATTTCTTCCTCTGTAGGTTCGTATTCCTTGTAAATACGCTCAAACTCTTTCCACAAATCTTCACGTTCAGGAGGTTTTATTATAGCTGCGAAGCTATTTCTAACGAAGTCCTTGCGTTCCTTAAGCACGTAGTTTAACAAGCTTTCAGCATGGACTATAGTTCCCATAAAGATAAAAGCGGTTTTGTTCGGGTCGCCAGCGGGCATTAAGTCTTGATTAAACCAGTCACGAGCTTTTTGACGTAGTTCAGGCGTATTGTTACTTTCAGGACTTTCTAAGTCGTCAAGAATTATAAGGTCAGGACGTTGGTTTCCGTTCCTAAAACCTCGTATCTGCATACCTAACGAAGTCGCTTCGCATTTAATTCCGTTAGTAGTTACAAACGCCTCTTCACTGTCTTTTTCGTTCTTAGTTCTTTGCTCAAATAATAAAACTCCGAAGTCTTCTCGGAGTTTTTGATTAAATTTAAGTTGTGAAGCTATCCACTTTATAAACTTTTTGGAAGCAGTATTTGTCTCTGAAATAATTAATATCATCTTACGTTTTCTGTAGACTACTTCATGGACGGGAAAGGCGTTTGACAAATAAGCTGACTTAGCGTGACCCCTGGAAGCAGCCCAACAAATACGGGCAGTTGTGTTGTAGTTACTGACGTTGTTAAGGATTTTGCTAAGTTTAGCGTGAAAATCAGGAGCTTTGTCTATATCGTAACCAACGTCAGGAACTAAGTTATCAGGGTTTCCAGGGTTACGAGCTTCACTGAAGTACTCGTAAAAGAAGTATAATATGTCCGTTTCCGCCCTGTGAACCCTTTTTAACTTCTCTAATTCCTTGTCTAACGCTCCCCACTGTTCTATTTCGTGGGCGGTTATTTCTCCTTTTTTAGCTAAGTTAACGTATTCCTGTATTAATTCTTCTACTAAATTAATTCGCTGTTGACGCTTTTCATAGTCTAACCATTTTCCATTTATATAAGCCAAAAGTTAGTTACCGCCCTCCTTTCCAAAAACGCCAGGCTTAATAGTTCCACATTTAAACACGGTAAATTTTAAAGAGTTTTTATTTTCGCTTACAAAACCTACGTGAACTAAACCTTCCTGGTTAGTATTTATTTTTACGTCTTCACTTTTGACGTTTACCTTACTAAGTAGGTTAGTTATTGAAGATTCCTGGTTTTTGTTAATGGTTATCACCTACGTTTAAATAACCCGCTAAAAAGCGGGTTTAATTTTAGTTATATTCCCTCTTTATAACTTTATTTAGTTATATTATCTTTCTCAAACTTAAAAACTCTACCTTGACTTTCACGGTCAAAATACTTACAGTCACTACAGTAAACTACCTCTTTAGTTTTAGCGTTAATATATACGTTTTTAGAGTTACAACGTGGACATTGAAAAGAAATTTTCAAATTAAAATTAGCCTCCTTAACGCTTGCTTCTGGTTTACTTAAATTTAAGTCGGTTAATTTTTCGTTACCGTGATATAGTTCAGCTTTAAAACTGTCCCAGGTCTTTTTAGGAAGGTCGCCTTCTAAAGTTAATTTAACTTCTTTTAAACTTCTTTTTAGTTCATTTTCCACGTTAACTACCTCCTTGCTTCTTCTAATTCTTCACGCGCACAAACAAATAATTGTGACGCTAAAAAGGGATTTTCTGTATCTGCGTAATAATATTCTTCGCCTTCACCTTTCTTATATATATAATACCTGTCGTCTACTACGTTATAAACTAAAATGACTTCGTTAAACTTACCGTCAAACTTACCTTCTTTAAAAGCCTTTATAAAATCTTTACCAGGGTTACTACTTTCCATTTTAACTACCTCCTTTAA